AAGAAGTAGGAAGACGTTAATTAATACAGCTGAAGCAGAAGAAAGAGTTTTAACAGCTGAAGAGTTAGAAAAAGTTGAAGCTTTAAAGAAAGAAATCGAAGATTTAAAAGCTCAAATCGAATTAATTAATTCAACTAAAGAATTAAAGCCAGTAGAAAAAGAAATCAAAGAAGAAGAGGTAAAAGAAAATATGCAAAACAGATCATTAAATTTAGAAACTAGAGCAAGAGAAGAAGAAGAATTATTTGTAAGATGTTTACAAGAAGGAAACATAAGAGGTTTAAAGACTGGTACAAATGGTGGATTTATACCACAAACAGTTGCAGAAAGAATAGTAGAAATGGTTTCAAACAACTGTCCAATACTTGAAAAAGCTACTTTATACAAAGTTGTTGGAGATTTAAAAGTTAACGTACAAAACGGAAAGATGACTACAAAATTCGTTGATGAATTAAGTACTAACAGCCCAACAGAAGCTAATTTAAAAACAGTTACATTAAAATCTTATACAGTAATTTCAGCAATCCAAATTTCAAACTTATTAATAAGCGAATCAACTGTAAACGTTGTAGATGAAGTTGTTAGATTAATTGCAAACGATTTAACTAATTTCTTAAATGATGTATTTGTAATCGGAGAAACAAGCAAGGTGCAAGGTTTAATTGAAACTACAAACGAATATGAGGGTACTCTAACTTTAGACTCAATGGTTGCTTTAATGGCTCAAGTTCCAGTTTCAAAGCATAAAGGTGCTTGCTTTATAATGTCACCAGATACATTTATCGGTATAAAATCTGATGCAATAGCAAAAGGTGCCCTAGCTTACTCAGGTATGAGCGGAGACGAAGGAATGACTTTATTTGGCAAACCAGTCTATTTAGTAGATGCTTTAAAAGGTAAAGATCATGAGTGTGTATTTGCTAACTTAGAAGGATATGCAATAAAAATGCCAGAGCAAATGGAAATCAAAGTATTAAAAGAGTTATATGCTATGTCTGATGCTACTGGTGTGGTTGCTACTTGCCATGTAGATGGAAAAATAATCAACGAAAAGTTAATAGCTAAGTTTAAAAATCAGAAGAACTTTTAATAGCTAAGAAAAGCAAGTAGTTAATAGGAAAAACATTTAAGAGGACTATGGAATCATAGTTCTCTTTTTAATTTTGTAGAAGAAAAGGAAGGTAAACAAAAACTATGTCAAGAATTATAGGATGTCAACAATTACACATTGCTGAATTAACAAAAGATGATAATTCAGGTGTAAATTATGGAGCGGTAACACCAGTTCCGTCATTAATATCAATAGAGATAACTGATAACACTGAGAATGTAACTTTTTACTCAGATGACCAAATAGAGCAAGTTATTCCAGCTTATTCAGGTAAAGAGGTAACAATAGAGCTTGGATACCTAAGCAATGAATTAGAAGCTAAAATAAGTGGCAATACTTATGCAAACGGTGTATTCCAACAAAGTAAGGATGCTGTAGCTAAAGAGGTTGCTATATTATTCAGAGCTCCATTATCAAAAGGCGGTTTCCAATACGTTTGTTTATATAAGGGAGTTCTTTCAAGAGAGAATTCAAATTACAAAGGTAAAGAGGAATCAGTAGAATCAAGTAATGTTGTTCTAAATGGAATATTCATGCCATTAATAAACAATGGTATGGTTTCAGCTAAGGCCAACGATGGTGATTCAGGAGCAGATAAATACACAGCTAAGTGGTTCCAATCTGTACAAACTAATTTTAATGAAGAATAGTTTAACTAGAGAGGGTTTTCCCTCTCTTTATTAATTTAAACCAAGGAGAGATTAGAATATGATAAGTTTAGAAGAAGTTAAAAGTTTTCTAAGGTTGGATGATGGCCTAGATGATAATTATATAGAAACAATTTTAATTCCTAGTGCTATAGGATTTGTTACAAATTATACTGGATTATCAAGGGAGCAATTAGAGGAAAAACCAGAGCTAAAAAGTGCAATGTTATTAACTTGTTCAATGCTCTATGATAACAGAGACGGTATGTTATCATCACAGTTTAGAATTTCCCCAGTATTAAAGTCTATACTAGATTTACACTCCATAGTAACAATAGCTTAGGGGGTATTTATGAAAGTAGATATTGGAATGCTTAGAGATAAATGTGAAGTTGTAAGAGAACAGATTACTATTAATGAATTAGGGTTTAATGAAAAGGAATATATTACTGTTTGTAGTCCACGTTGCTACAGAGAGCCCATAGACTCCACGGCCTACTTTAGTGCCAATAAAAGTGGAACTACTTTAAAATACAAGTTCTACATAAGAAGAAGAGAGCTAGACCAAAGCTTATTTATCAAATACAAGGACAAGCTTTATAATATAGTTCATGTTTATTCAGATATAAGAAAGCCATTAATGGAAATTCTAGCAGAGGTAAGAGAATAATGTCTATGCAGATTAATTTTAGTTCCTTAACTAAGAAGTTATCCGAGTTGGAGAAAAAGGTACAAAACAAGGTTAGTAAAGAAGCTTTAGAAGCTGGTGGAGATATTATGCTTAATACACAAAAACAAACTGTATCAGTGGACACTGGAGCATTAAAAGCTAGTTTGTCCAAGGGTAAAGTAAAAGCCAAACGTGGTAGAAAAAGAATTGAAATTGGTACTATGGGAAGCCCAGAAGAACAAAAAAGATACGGCTACTTTGTTAATTACGGTAGTAGAGGAAAAGCTGGTACGTTTTGGATACAAGAAGCATGGGAAAGGGGCAAAGAGAAGTCCTTAGAAGCCATGAAGGAAGTATTAGTAAAGGAACTTATAGATTAGGAGAATTATAATGAACCAATTAATAATACAAGCTTTAAAAGATATCAATATACCAGTAAGCTTTATGGAATACTCAGGGGATGAAAGTAATTATATTATCTTTAGTACGATTGGAAGTAATGAATCTCAGTACGAAGATGATAATCCAACGGCTGAAGAGTATAGAGTTTCATTAACTTTATGGTATAAAGATTTTAAATTTATAAATAAGATTAGAGAAATAAAAAAGTGTATGAAAGATAATGGCTTTTAGTTTTTTTAATGGAAAAGATCTAAAAGACGATGATTATTATGGATACGCTATGGTTTTTTATTATTGTAAAAATATAGAAGAATAAAAGGAGATTAGAAAATTTATGATTAACAACAATACTAAGGAAGTAATTTTAAATGGAGAAAGTTACAATTTAAGTTTTAACTTTGGTGTGATGAAAAATATTTGTAAGGAAACTGGTTTAGCTATGCCAGTAATTATAGATGCAATACAAAAGCTTGATGCAGAAGTTATGTATTTTGTATTACTAGAAGGAATTAGATTTAATAATCCAGACTTTAAGGAAGAAATATTAAAAGGAATAGGATTAACTGAAATGTTTACAGCTTTTGGTACAGTTGCGGAAATACTAGTTGATTCTATGCCTAAGGCTGATAATAGTACAGAATCAAAAAAACAACTCCGAAGAAGAAGTAGAAGATTGGGATTGGAACTTTTTTAGTTATATCTGGTGTACACTCTTAAATAGAACTGAAGAATCATTCGATTACAGTACACCAAGAGAACTATTTGCTCAATTTGATATATACAAAAAATTAAATGGACTATCTGAGGAAAAAGATAGCAATAAAAAGGAAACAAAAGAAGTCTATATAGATCAGATAGATTTCTAACAATTAAATAAAACTTGAATTTCATTTTTAAAGGTAAGGGAGAATTTAATATTGTTCCTTACCTTATTTTTTTTAGTAAAGCGAGGAATTTAAATAACATGAGTAGAGAAGAACAAATTGCTAGTTTGTTGGTCGAACTTGGGTTGGATACCAGCGGATTTGATAAGTCTATAGCCCAAGTCAATAGAACTACTAGCCAATTAGAAAAAGGATTTACTCAAGCTAAGAAAGCCTTAGAGCTATCCGAAAAGGGATTAGCTGATTATACTAAGGCAATTAAGGCTGGAGAAAGTGTAATAAGCCAATACAAGACTAAAATACAAGCTTTAGAAAATGCTTTTAAAGAGCAAGAGAATAATATTAGAAGTCTAAAAGAGGAGCATGAGAAATTACCAGCTTCAATTAAAAAGGCTGAGGAAGCTTTGGAAAAACTAAAGCAAGAAGGTAAGGAAAATACTGACGAGTTTAAGAAACAAGAGAATGCTTTACAAACTCTAAAGGCCAAGTATAGTAATTTTGATACTTCAGTTTCAAATGCTGTTAATAAACTGAGAGCTATAGAAAACCAAATCCAAGTTACAAATAACAAAATGAACTCAGCTGAAAAGGATGTTAAAAAACTTAGTGATGAATTTAAGAAACTAGGAAGTAAAACTAAGCTGGATGAAGTTGCTAAGAAAATGGAAGAGGTTTCTAAGAAGTCAAAAGATTTGGCAGAGAAACTAGATAAGATAAAAGATAAAGCTGATAAGATTAGTAAAGCTGGTGGATTAGCTTTAGGTGCCATGAGTGCCAGTTTCTATGAGACAGATAGTGCTTCAATGAAGCTAAAAGGTAGCTTAGGGTTAACAGAAAAGCAAACCAAAGAGTTGACTGAAACAGCTCGTAACCTAGCCAAAAAAGGTTTCGACATGACAGATGCAACCCAGAGCTTAGCTGAGGTTAAACAAGTAATGCAAGACAGTTTAAGTCCACAGCAAGTAGAAGGTCTTAGTAGACAAATGTTGGCCTTAAATAAAGTATTTGAAGTTGATACTAAAGATGCTTTAAAAGCTGTTTCATTGATGGTTAAGAACTTTGGTATTGATGGTCAAAAAGCCATGGATGTAATAGTCGCTGGATTCCAAAATGGATTAGATGTTAGTGGTGACTGGTTAGACTCCTTATGGGAATATTCGGTTTACTTTGATGATCTAGGATTTAGTGCTGAGGATACACTAGCTATCATATCCAAGGGGATGAAAGAAGGAACTTTCAATACTGATAAAATGGCTGATATGTTAAAAGAAGGAAAAATAAGACTTCTTGAAATGAATAAGGCTAGTGAAGAAGCTATTAGTAGTTTAGGACTAAATGCCAAAACAGTACAAAAGAACATCGGTGATGGTGGAGAAACAGCCAAGAAACAAATCCAAGAGTTAGCACAAAAGATACTAGAAATCGAAGATCCAGTAGAAAGGAATAGAGTGGCTGTAGCCCTATTCGGTAGAGTGATGCCGAAGTAAAATCGAGCAAAATCGGTGAAAGCTAAGTTATAAAATTTTATAATATGCTAATACCGAGGTAATCTATAGAATTAACAAGCTATAGGCACTGTAACGCATAGGAATTGAAACTATATTGATATAGAATATAATATTCCCACGAGTGTTCGACACGATAAATTATAGATTTATCTGAAAACCTAACGTTAAACGAGGGTGAAAATATATGCTGAACTTATAGGAAACTATAAGAACTAAAGGATAAAAAGCCTTTAGGATAACAAAATTGACACAATTCGAGGACTTAGGCATTAATGGAATGAAAGCTCTTGCTGATGTGGATGATTCTTTAATACAGACCAAGGGTAAAGCTGAGGAGTTAAGTAAAACAGTAGAAGAGAGCTTTGGTAACAAACTAAGAGGTGCGTTTGAAAAAGTTAAGGAACCTTTAGCAGAACTAGGAGAGAAATTTTTAATACCAATGATTGAAACTGTAGGAGAGCTTGCTGGAAAATTTGCTGATTGGTTTGGTAAATTAGACGAGGGACAAAAAGAGTTTGTTATCTTAGGCACTATAGGAGTTGCTTCTTTATCACCAATTATCGGTGTAGCTTCAGGATTGGTTAAAGTTTTTCAATTCGTTACTAAGACTATAGGATTTGTATCAAGAGGATTTGGCGGTTTGTCATCAAAATTTGGTGGACTTTCAACGCTTATGAGTAATCCATTAGCACTTGCTGGAGCTGTATTAGGATTAATGGCTTCTATAGGAGAATCAGAAGGAGCAATCCTATTCATGCAAGAGAAATTTGGTGGATTAGGTATTGCTATTTCTGGAGTATGCGAATTTATAAGTGGTCTATGGGATTTAACCATAAAATCCATGATAAATGGCTTTATTTTCTTGTTCGATGTAATTGGAGCTATTATAGATGGAGCTGGAAATACTACAATTAAAGGAGCTTGGGAAAAATACAATGCAAATCAGCAATTAAATGTAGAAGAGGGTATGTCTAAGCTTGCTTTATCAACAACTAGAGGAATGTCAACACTAAGACATTTACAGGATTCAGAGCTTAATGTTATGGTTGATAGCTTAAAGACTACTATGGATAATATACCTCTTATTGTAGATGGAGAGTATCAACAAGCATCAGAAAATATGGCTACCTCTTTAAGTGCTATGAATCAAAATCAACTTTTAGCCCTAACAAATATGAACGATACTACAAGAGTTTTGTTTGATGGAATTAGAGAAGGAATGACTATTGAAGAAATAGTCCCTATTTTAAGCGATAATTTTGAGCAAATAAATAACTCTGGTAAGTTCAACATTGAAGATTTAAAAGAGGGCGTTACTAAAGCCATGGATACTACAAAGAGCCAAATGGACTCTAAGAGCTCAGAAGGTGCTACAGCTGTAGAGCAAAACATGGAAGAAGCCAAAAACAATGTTGTTTCAAAGGTTAATGAAATGGCTTCAGAAGGTGCTAGTGGAATGTCAAAGGTTGCAAGTAGTATGATTGACGAATCTGGTAAAATTCCACCTGAAATCCAATCTAACATGGAAACTAGTGCTAAGACAATAGAATCAACTTTAAGCACTATGGCAAAAAATATTGAGAAATCTTTCAATGATTTATGTTATAATGCTGAACATTATCTACAAAGGATAATAAACAAAGCTGGTGCTGTTGGTAATGCTTTTTCTTCATGTTCTTCTCAGGTTTATAGTTTTGCTAGTAATGCTATGCGTTGGGTTGATACAGCAAGTTCTAATATCATATCTGACTGGAATAGAGTTATAAATACTTTAAATAGAAGTATAACTGGTAGTGTTACAATTAATAAAACTATAAATGAATCTGTTGTTTCTAAACCTCAGACTTATGGTTTAGCAGATATGAATTCTGACTTAAATAGTGTCTATGCAAACGTTCGATTTAAGGTCAATAG